AGATGGGTTAAGTTGTTTAATTAAATTATCTTTTTGCACACTTGTTAAGCAATTTGTTTTTCCATCTTTGCGAGCTTCTAATTGTTGTTCGTTATTTTCGCCTCTGCCTCTCATTGCCACTATCTCCACCGCATTAATACTTTTTGTTGGAGCAATTATAAATCTGTCATTATGTGGCAATTTTAATGCAGGACTTTTATCTTTATCTATTGTTTGATTATAGGTATCAAGATGAGCAACTTCTCCTTCTATAAAAATGTTATTATCAACAATTTTTTTTAGCCTTTTATCTTTATTTTTTAAAACTATCTCCACCGCATTAGTATTCCCGGTATCCAAAATCACTTTTTGCCCATTACGTTTAGCTTTACTCCCACTATTTACAGTCAAAGTACAAGTCTTACCATCTTTACGGATATTACCATTGTAGTCATCGTATATGGCAGGCAATTCAACCGCATTAGTATTCCCGGTATCCAAGCAATAAGTTTTTCCATCAGCTCTACTCAATGGGCCTGTTACTGTATTAATCATCTTCTCACTCAAAAAATACTTCTCCTGAACTTTCGTTTCTAATATATCTTTAAGCAATATCTTTCTATCCTTTGGTTGCTCAATTATACTTTCCAAATCGCCAAACAAACCGCTTGGTTGCATTCCGATATTTGTCCAGTATATTCTCTTACGATTTTGAGCAGATACTAATGCAGAATTAATATGGATGCCATTTACACCAATGGCTTTAGATAATACCTTTTCCCACTTTTCGCCCATCTCTACATTTTCAAGTAGAAAGTATGTCGGTTTGCATTCATTAAGCAATCGCATGTACTCCCAAAACAAGTAAGATTGTCCCTCAAATTCGTAACCCTCTGCTTTCAATTCCAGGTAATGTTCAAGTGTTAAAATTTCGGTTTCGCACTTTGTTGACATACCCTTGCGTTTTCCAGCAAATGAAAATGATTGGCAAGGCGATCCACCCATAAGTAAATCAATCTTTGGTAAACTATGCCCATCTACATTTACAACGCTTCCTAATTGTTGCGTATTAGGATAGTTTGCCATTGTAACTTGTATAGCATATTTGTCAATTTCACTTGCAAAGTAGTTGTCTACTTTCACTCGCAATCGGTCAAGAGCTTGTTGCCCACAACTCATTCCATCGAATAAACTTAATACATTCATATTTTCTTTAAATTAAAAAACCTCAACGATAGCGAGTAGGAGGTCGCTAAAGTCAAGGCTTTTGTTAAAATTTCTTTCGTTGCTCCTACACAACTTTGCAAATGTAATAATTTATTTCAAACCAACAAATAACCAAACTAAAAACATTGCCCCACCAACACACCACGCTGCTATTTTACCTTTGCGTTGTTGTTTCGTTTCTTGCTTACTTATCACTAACAGAGTGCTATCGGTAACATTCTCCGCCTTATAAGCGGTTATTAAACTATCCTTAATTACTGAAACCGAATCGCATATTTGAAACGCATTAAACAATGCTGCATAGCTACTATCCTTAACATTGATTATCTCATCGCATAGAACAAATACAGTGTCACACTCTTTTGGAAGATTGTGACGCAGTTTCTTAAGTAAAGCTATGTTAGTATTCGTTAATGATAATTCACGCTTTCTAATCGAATCTTTTGCGTTAACTGCAAACTGCAGTCTTTTGTTGACATTCTCAAGTTGATTAAGTAGAATTGCCTGTTCATTGCCAAATTGTTTTTTCATTAGTTCGGCTTCTGCTTTGTAATCAAATGGAATCGGTTTTGGTTTCTCCTTTGCGCAATGGTTAAGACCGATAATTAGCAGTAAGCAAAGGACTGCAAAGGTTATAAGTTGATATTGTTGTTTCATATTGTTGTTGTTTTAGCATCCATCCCCATCAATTAAATCAGTTCTGGTAGGTGTTTCGGTTGTAAATTTGGTTAAGAATTTGGTATTAATCAGCAAGAAAGTAGCAACCAAACCGCCCCAAAAGGCTTGCTTTAGAGTGATTAAACCTTGACTTTCTGCGAGTGCTAACGATGTTTGAATGAAAGGCAGAAAAACGTAGATTAAATAGTCTGCAATCTTCTTCAGTTGCTTGTTATCTGGACTTCTGTACTTCTGTTTTAGATTCATATTAGTTAATTATTTGCCATTCAAATTTACCTTTAATATTCCATTCAAGCAAGGGCATAATCAAATCATTTTTATCTTTCCTGCGAAAATAAACGTGGTCAATCTTTCGACCTCCGATGACAATGAAATCTATTTTAACAAAGGTTATAACCTCTGTGCCATTCGTGTAGCGTGTTCCTCTTGTCATATTATGGTCATTTTCCAATTGGTAAGTTCATAGTGGGGTTTATCAGAAAAGTTCTTAAAGTTGCCGCCCCAAGTTAGCTTATTAGATACCGATTGCAGCAACTCCCAGAATTCTTTGAAATGCTTTGCGGAGTAGTCTAACTCACGCTTACCAACTTTTACAAAGGCAATATCAAAAGCACGAGATGGATAATAATTATGCGGTGATTGACCGGCACGAGCGTTAGTTATCTTTGGGCGCTTATGAAAATAAACTTCCTGCATTGCGTTATTACGATATGTGCAAACAATGATCACGTGAACATCATTGTGTGTAGCGTTAAATTGCGCTTCTGCTTTCTTGTACGCATTAGATAATGTTGGATGCAAGTCTTCTAATAGCCTGCTTTCAAAGGGCTTTGTTTCATCTTTGGGTTTCATAATATTATTTAAATTACAATAGCATTCGTGTATGTCATTTGAGCCATAACAAGCACAACTATTTGGTTTCATATTGTTTTATAAATTTTATTGTAGTATTCTTCAAATGTTAAATCACCAATAGTGTATCTATCAGTTAATGCATTATCAATCTGCTTCTTTTCAATTTCTTTGGCTTCTTCATAAACATTTCTTGGAATTAGAAAGTCATTCTTTTTCCAAAGGATTCTATAGAGCCATTCAACTGCAGTTAATTGTATTTCATTTGTGGGCATCGTACTGTCTTTTTAAATTGTTTATATTCTCTACTTGTATGGCAGCTATTAAATAGCAACCACAACATTAATATTAAGACACGCATAAGTTCATTATCTTAATATCAATCGGCACTTCTATGCCCTCCACACCATCTTTCTCTGCGTAACTGTTAAGCATATAACCAATAGGAAAAGAACACTTCGGTGCAACTCTAAAAGCATAGCCATTGTTAGCCTTACATTCGATGTAATAACTCCAACTTAAAGCGCACTTCACAAGCTCACCGATTTGGTATCTGCCTAACCTCTGAATTATACGCTGGCCTTTAATATACGCATAAAAGTATAAAACGCAATAGTTCTCTTCCTTTCTAATGCCAAGCCTAATGCTATTGTAATGATGCCAACCTCTGGAAAATCCTATGACTTTTTGAACACCATCTGACTTGGCAATGTCAGGCACAATAAATTCGCAGGTTAGTTTAGTTGGTTTCCAGAGCAGTTTCATTTCTTAAGCCATTGTTGCATCCACCCTGCACCGCACACCGCACTGGTTAACGAGGCGCAAAAGGATAAAGTAAAGGTAAGCAACTCGGAATTTCCAAAGAAAACTCCAGTCATTGCGAATTTAACTGCCCAAAAGGACATAAATAGGGCTGATAATGCCCATAGGATAAGTGATGGTTTTGTTTTCATAGTTTAAAAGTTTTCGGGATCTAATTCTTCGTTTAAAAGTTGTTCTAATTTAGGGCTTAAATGTACTGGTGTATTACCATTAGTAATGTCAGTTAATACCCAGCCACCTCTAATGTTGTTTTCGCGGTCATCATTCTCGTAATCGAAATGCAATGTTAATGTTAGTGTTGTTGTCATGTTATTAGTTTTAAATTTTGGCAAATATAAAAATAAAATAATTAGCAAACAATTTTATTTTTAAAAATATTATTAGTAGGTTTGCGGTCTCAAATAATTAATACTAACTAAAAACAACTAACAATGAAAACATTTACATTAGAATTTAGTGAACAACAACAAAAATGGCATTACAATTATGGAGAAGTAAAGCCTAATACTCATGGATGGGTAACGGTATTTGAAAATTGCACTGATTTAGAATATTTAATAATTCAGTCATATTTAAATAGATTAAACAAAGAAAAATTTAGTATAAATTACATTAAAGAATCAATTGAAGAATTAAAACAATTTATGACTAATTTAATGGAGTATAATATTACTATTTATAAAACATCAAATTCTAACTAACAAAATGAAACAACTTATCCAACGCTTACTATTCGGTTACCGAAGCAACCCAGAAGCCTACATTCCTAAAGGTGGCGCAAAACTTACGCATAAAGGTGGCAACGCTGAAGCCATACATTCAGCACTTGTATTAATGCAATATCAAATCAAACATGCCAAAGGAATCAATTAAGACACGCAACAGAAAGATAAGCCGCTATATTAGTGATGCCTATGTTAACATAATTAGACCTGAAGCAATAGACCCGAAGCACTGGGATATGTGGCTAAAGCATAATGCAGGATTAACCCAAGTTGAAATCGCAATGTTATTTCACATTAAGAAGTATGAGGTGGTCCAAATACTTGCAACGGTTGTGGAGCTCTTGAAATACAAACCAAAAATAATCGAAAAGGAATGGACTCAAGAGTTTCGTGTTTGGATTGATGGGAAACTATTTCGCGATAAGATAAAGGCCAAACTACATGCCGCTTATAAGGTGGCTAAAAAAACGAATAGTAATCAGTTATTAATAATGTCAGAAGTATGAACATAACCGCAGAACAACCCCGCATCAAACCAAGCAAGGAACAACTTAAGCAAGAATACAAACAGATGTTAGCACTGGTTGAGCATAATGGATCGCGACCAGCGAAATGCAATCCAATAACCGAAGCGGCTAAACAATTCGGCTACACTCGGCCAGGTATTGCGCGGTTAATGAATGGTAAAGTTGACCGTTGGAAGCCACAACATTTTATGATTTATGATTTTCTTAAATCCTATTTAACATAAATTAACTACTTTGCTCAAAATAATATTTTTAGGTAAACTAATTAAAACTATATTTGCAGCCATATTACTAACAATAAAAACAAATTAACATGAACTCAATCAACGTAATCACAAAAGTATCAACCACAACAACTTGGCAAATCGAAAATTCTAAAGAGCGTATCGAATATGAAAGCGACAATGAAACATTCTACGTGTGGAATAAAGACAACGAAATAACCGCTTCTATTGACCGTAAAGATGCATTCTGGACTATGCAAATATGTGACCTTGCAGTATCTAATGATAAGCACGAAATCAACTTGCAATTCAACGATTATATTCCGCACACCTCATTTCTTTCAATGGTATTAACAGATTTTTTACACAAAAACAAATAAACAAACAATTATGACAATCAAAGGAACAATCAAGCGCATTGGCGCAACGCAAACAGTAAGTGATGGTAAATTCTCAAAGAGAGAATTAATCCTAACAACCGCAGACCAGTATCCACAAATTGTATCAGTTGAACTACAACAGAAAGCCTGCGCACTTGCAGATTCGCTTTCAGTTGGTCAGGACATTGAAGCTCACATTAACATCAGAGGTCGTGAGTGGACAAGCCCACAAGGTGAAGTAAAAGTATTCAATACTATTGCATGTTGGAAAGTGGATGCTAATCCCTTTACACAAACTGAAGATCCGCAAGTGGAGTATTCAAAACCGATTTCAGAAGATCATTTATTTTAACCCTTAATACATAACTAACAATGGAACAAAAAACACATTTCAAAAAATTACGAAACCCCAACTACATCGGTGGTTGGGATTTAACAGATGCAGATAAGACTGTAACCATTACCAAGGTTGACAAAGAAAAAGTCCACGATGGTAAAGGTGGCGAATCCGAATGCTGCATCGTTCACTTTGCCGAATGCAAACCAATGGTGGCTAATGCTACTAACTTAAAGCGCATATCGAAGCTATTAGGTAGTCCATTTATCGAGGATTGGGCAAACAAACAAATAGTGCTTACAACCGAAAAGGTTAGAGCATTTGGTGAGATTCACGATGCTGTGAGGGTGTCAACAAAGCCAGTTACCAAACCGACATTGACTGGCGAAGCAATCGAAAAGGCAAAAGCGGCAATCGCTGCGGGATCGGTTACGATTGATGCAATTAAGAAAAAATATAATGTTACTAACGAGGTGGAAAAACTATTGACCAATGGATAAGATATTCAGAATACATTGCTCTCAAATCGGGAAGATAATGAGCAACGCAAAAGTTAAAGGAGAGCTTTCAGCAACCTGCAAAACATTCTTGGCCGAATGGTATGCAAATGACAGAGAACAAATCCATTCCAAGTACATTATGAAAGGTAACTTGGTTGAAATTGACCTTATAGACTTTATGGCCGAGCAAATCGGTTTAGGTATGGCCGAAAAGAATGAAGTAACCGTTCACAACGAATGGATGGTTGGCACTTGCGATGTTATCACGAATCACTTAATAGTTGATGTTAAGGCAGCGTGGTCACGTAAAACATTGCAGCAACAAGCTATTGAGGGAATGAATAGCGATTATGAATGGCAA